CTACCAGCACCTTGTTAGCATCTGTTTCTTCCTTCAAAATGTCCGTGCGGAAGGACTCTGGAATCATAGCAAGCTCTAAATCCCCGTCATAGCCCATATTGTTATTGATAATGTAATACTCAATGCCATCCGCATAAAAGGATTCCGGCTCTCCATTGGGATCCAGGCTGATGGACACCGCTCCCGGAAGTGCCGCCGGAGTCCCGAAGGTACTCTCCCCATTTTCTCCTGTCTTAATCGGTGCATAATGGGCATTGCACAGATTGAACTTCACTTTATTTCCCACTCACTAAACCTCCATTTCATACAGTACCTCGTACAGATTTTCTGACTCAATCCATACTTCGCTTTTCCCATAAAAAATGCCATGCCTGGTAAGCACAGCCTCGACCTTTTCTTCCAGTTCTATGGATTTCTCATCGGTATACAGTTCCAGATGCAGTCGGTTCACTTTGAAATAAATGATCCCGTCCGCCGCAAAATTGTTGGAACCCGGATAAAGAAAGACTAAAAAGGGCGGCTCCGGGGACTGTCCCTCTACAAAATGGTCATAGGCAAATGGCAGTCCTGTTTCCTCTGCCATTTCCACTACCTGTTCATGGTTCATCCCGAAATCCCCTTTCGATTCTGGAAACCAGTTCTTCTGCTCCTCTCTGTTCCGCCGGAGCAATATGTGGAATGGCAGCCACCCGTCCGCCTCCCCGTTTCGCATGTCCGTGTTCCAGAAGATGTGCAATCTGATACCGGTCACGGCTGTGTACCACCATGGTGAGAGAATTGGCATTCTCCTTCACCTTCTTCGCCGCCCAGCTTTTCTTGTACTTTCCGGTACGCACCGGGGCATTTTCCTGTATTTCTTTCTTCACAGACTTACTGGTTTCTGTGACACACTCCTTCATTACTTCATTAGATAAATCCGCAAACTCAGCCATAGACTGAGCAATGGCATCTGCCATCTGATCCACGTTTACCCTTCGTTCTGCCATACCCTACCTCTTCACTTTCTCTGCCCTCAGCTTGATGGTTTTCTTCTGGTACTGCATGAAATCCACGAAGGTGATATTGTAAACTTCCTCTTTGAACATAATCCGGTATAAGGTGCTGTCCATGGATTCCAGTTCCCTGCAGTACCGCACAATAAAATAGAGGGAAGCCTCCTGGTTCACCTGTGCCGCCTCCCAGTATTCCCGGCCGGACAGGTTATTCACATAAGCGTGGCAGGAATAGTAATCTACCCATACATTCTTCTGGTTTCCGATCTTATCCTTCGTGATATTATTTTTTTGGATAAGGATACGCTCCCGCCACTGTCCGATCTTCATCAGAACACCTCGTCCCTCTGCCCAAACAGCAGGCACTTCAGCATCAATGTCAAATCTTTGAAATCCGCCTGCTCCCGGTTCTCGTACAAGTAGGAAATGCCATACAGCACGGCCGTCTTCACCGGATCCGGCACTTCCTCCATCTCATCAAACGTCCGGTGTAAAATGTCACTGCACAGACTTTCTGATGTGGCACACAAGCTCAGCAGGAAATCGTCCTCACCAATGCTGTCAATCCGTACATATTCCTTGATTTCTTCCAATGTAACTACCATAGATGCCTCCTTTCCACATAAAAAAAGACCTGCCCGCTAAAGCAAATCCTCAAAAATTGATTCAGGCACCGCTTGCTGCCTTCATGGCCAGCACTTTCACCGCTTCCGGCAGAATCAGCTTGCCGTCCACTCTCTGACTTCCAAGAAATCCAACCTGGCCGGTGGCCGCAAATAACTCATTCAGACGTTTAAAGGAACGCCCCTGTCTGTCGGCAATCCAGTAATACTTGAAATCCCCAAAAGCAATGACTTTTCCCCCTGCCGCAATGACCGGTGCATAAGCAGAAGTCACTACGGGACGGTTTAAAACCGTATCCGGCTGTCCTGCCTGCACGGAAGGCTGCCAGATATAGGTGCCGTTATTGTCCTTCAGCTTACGGAGTGCCTTTACTGTGGAATCGTTCATCACAAAAGTGGATTTCTTACGGTACGGGCTTTTCACAGAATAGAAAAGATCCATCACATCATCAAAAGTAATGTTTGCCGTGGCTGTGGTCACACCCTCGGAAGCTCCGCCGGCAGAATTGAAAATTCCGGTAGGTTTCCCCTTGCCGTCACCCACAAGGAATGCTTCTTCCTCTTTCGCGCCGATTCTTCTTGAAAACTCATTGGAGATATAGGCTTCCATATTAAACACGCTGTCATTCAACAGCTCATCAGAGACTTTAATCATGGTTGCCACCTTATAAGCCGCAATGGATATCTGTCCGAAGGAATCATCAGACTCCGGAATCTGTCCTTCCTCATCTACCCAGGAAGCCTCTCCCTTCGTCGCCACAACCGGAATTTTCCTGTCACCGCTGGAAGTCTGGATTATGGTTGCCAAAGTACGGAACATATTTTCTTCCTCCAGCCCCTGCACCAGCGTCTGCTCAAACTCATCCGGCACTAAATACCCACCCTCGGAGTCCGTGCCAATCTGCAGAGCATTATTTACATCGTAGTAGTTCTTCTTTCGCATGGCATTCCAGAACTCCCTGCGGTATTCCTTGCCTGCCCTGCCCGTCTTTTCTTCACCGGATGGATTCCCGTTTGGTTTGTTGGTAATTGGTGTACTGGTTGGCTTTGACAGTTCCAGATCAATGGCAGCCTGGCGTTCCAGACGCTCAATCTCTTTGCCCAGGTTTACCACATCTGCCTCCATCTTTTCATACGCACCAGTATCCTCCGTACTAAGGCAGCCGTCCTCCCCACGCTTCTCATCCAGGAATTTCTTTGCCCCTTCCCATGCCTTCGCTCTTTTTTCCCTTAATTCTAAAATCTGTTTCATGGATTCTTCCTCCTCAATGACTTAATAGATTCAAACGCTTTTCTAACTGCTCTGCCGGAATTCCCTTCTTTTCCGGCTTCTTCGGGATTAACTTATCTAATAGGGAATTGGCAACCGCCGCCCTGGAAAACATCATTCCTTCCAGTTCCAGCCCATTTTCTTTCTCCCTGTTTCCGCTTTTGTTCTCTAATATCTCATCCGCAAATCCAAGTTCCACTGCCTTCCTGGCATTGAACCAGCTCTCTGCATCCATCAGATGGGAAATCTTTGCCCGGTTCAGCCCAGTCTTGATTTCATAGGCGTTAATAATGCTTTCCTTCACCTCGTCCAGCATGGCTCCGGCTTTCTTCATCTCCTCCGAATCCCCGATGGCAACCGTCATGGGGTTGTGGGTCATCATCATGGCAACCGGGGACATCTGCACCGTAGTTCCTGCCATAGCAATGACAGAGGCAGCCGAAGCAGCCAGGGCATCCACCTTCACGGTCACATTTCCCTTATAGTCCATCAGCATGTTATAAATCTGTGCCGCCGCAAACACATCTCCGCCCGGAGAATTAATCCAAACCGTAATATCACCGTTGCCGGATTCCAGTTCTTTGCGGAACAGTTCCGGTGTCACTTCATCGCCATACCAGGTTTCGTCTGAAATCTCCCCGTCCAGGTACAGCGTCCTTCCTCCTTTGTCCTCATTCTTCACCCAGTTCCAAAACTTCCGTTTCACCTGTATTCCTCACTTTCTTACACACAAAAAGGAACCTGCCCCAGCAGCCTCATACCGCTAAGTTGGTTCCTCTTCTTTTTCTGTGCTATTTCTGGCAAACAGCCCGGCATCCTTTAACTTTGTCATATTCCCGTTTATCAGATAGAGGTTTCCCCCTTCCTCCTCCGGTATCGGGTTCAAATCCTCCAGTTCCCGGATATCGTTGGCGGACACCCAGCCGTTCTGCCTTGCTGTGGCATAACCGGTCATCCGGCTCTGATAATCCCCGCGGAGCAGTCCGTCCACATTTAATTTAATAAAGTATTCCTTCTTCTCATCCGGAAGCAATAGTGCCTTCTGCAAGGACTGTTCCCAGCGGATGACCCATGGGTTCAGGGTATACTTTACGAATTCCAAAGACTGCTGCTCTATGTTGGAAAAGCTGGACTTTTCCAAGTCCCCTACCATGTGGGGCGGAATCCGGTACAACCGGGCAATCTCATTAATTTGAAACTTGCGTGTTTCTAGAAACTGTGCTTCCTCCGGTGGGATACCAATCTGCTGGTATTTCATCCCTTCCTCCAGCACCGCAATCTTGTGGGCATTATTGGTACCACGGTAGACCGCATTCCAGCTTTCCCGCACCTTTCCGGGGTCTTTTAACACTCCGGGATGCTCCAATACGCCGCCGGGATTTGCCCCGTTGGCAAAGAAACTTGCTCCGTACTCTTCACAGGCCTGTGTCATACCCACAGCGTTCTTCGCCATGGCAATAGGAGAATAACCAACCAGTCCGTCAAACCCAAGACCGGGAATGTGAAGCACGTCCTGCTGACGAAGGGCAATCCTTCCAAAGTCGTTGAAATTCGGGTTCTCCTCAGTATTCCTGGAATAGTAATACACAAGTTCTCCTTTTTCGGTGCGGTCTACCTCCATCTTATTTGGAAGGAGCGGATACAATCCCAATACCCTCCCGGCTCCGTCACGAATTATCTGAGCATAGGCATTGCCCCAAATCAACAGATGGCTCATTAAGGTTTCTCGGAATACGAACGAGGTCATTTCTCCATTCGGCTCGTCATGCAGGATATTGTACAACGTATGGTCTAATACTTTTTCCTTTCCTGTATCCGTATAACGGTAAATGTGAAGCGGCAGGGAAGCAACTGCTTCCGCAAGTATCCGCACACAAGAATATACCGCCGTGGTCTGCATTGCCGTCCGTTCATTTACTGGCTTCCCGCTTGTGCTCCGCCCAAATAAAAAGGAATAAGCAGGATTGTAATTATTCCTTGGCTTATCCCTCGCATCTCTGATTCCAAAAATCGAACCGATTCCCATTGGATATTTCCTCCTTAAAAATGGCAGAAAAAAAGCACCTCCGAAGAAGTGCTACATGTAATCTCATTTTTTTGACAAAACATATTAAAAATACTCTCTAATTGTGTTCTTTTATAAAACCAAATTTATTCATTTGCTTTTTGTCTGGCACTCGCTACATTCAGCGTCATGAATCGAGATTATACCGCCACAAACAGAACAGGTATACTCTTTCTGCTGAAACTTCATAAACTCCACAAGTCCTATTTCTTTTGCTGTACTGCTGTTTTTCACAAGACTTGCATTGTAACGGGAATTATAGCTTTTTTCGAGTGATTTGATTTGTTTACATGGATACTCTGTACATTCGAAGCAATAAGAAAATTCCTTTTCTTTGACACAATCTTTAATTTTACATTTCCGGCAATGCTCTGGCTTGCCATTGTCGCCATTCAAACAACCAACACAAGGTTTCTTATGATAACAATGTTTATAACATACCAAGCAGTTCATTCCACAGGGTGCAAACATTGTAGTTTCAATTTTATCGGGCATTTTCATACTGTACGGCTCCCTTTCAAATTTTTGTTTGGGGCTCTGTTGAATTTTAATACGAACAGCTATTTGTCAATGATTAACCCCATAATAATTAAATAGCTTATGAAATAGTTCTCTTGTTTGTTTTTCATCTCCATAACTAAGAGGGTCATCAATATAACATAAAGTGTAAAATGGCTCCTTATTCGCAATATTATGAGGTAAAATATTCCATATACTATATGCCTGATGTGCTAAATCTTCCAGGATGCAAGTATCTTGATGATATTTTGCTTCAAATGCTTTAAACAACAGCTTTCCAACAAAATCAAAGTCAAGTCTTGATATATTAGGATCTATTAAACTATTAATGATATGAATAGTAGAATTTATATCATTTGAAGAAAATTCTAACTCAACCAGGAATTCATTATCAACTTCGTTAAGGAAAATATTATCCAACCAAATATTATATTCCTTGATGGAGAATAGCCCAACTTTTAAAGTAATGGCATAATAATACAAATATTCTTTTAACAATACAGATTCATCATCTTGGACCATACATTCCTCCTTCAAATCCCATTGAATATTTTGATTCTTATTTATTTCATCCAGTATAACATGAGAATCCTCTAATTAAAACACCAGAATCCCTCGTTCATCATACACACTTACACTCCCTTTTCCACTATTCCTGATTGCTCTGTCAAGTGCCATAACCGTTGCCACCGCACCGTCAATCTTCTCCGTGGACTTCTCCTTATCCGGCTTAATATTCCCTGCCGGGTCCTGGCGGATAAAGATATTATCCATCATCCAACGCAAAACCGGATGTCCGCCATGAGCCAGTTTCTTCTCCAGTGCCAGTTTCATCAATTCCTTGCTGGGCGGTGACATATCCTTGAAACCCTGTCCGAAAGGAATCACCGTAAATCCCAGCCCTTCCAGGTTCTGTACCATCTGCACCGCTCCCCAGCGGTCAAAGGCAATCTCTTTAATATGAAACTTCTTTCCCAAATCGTCTATGAAACTCTCAATAAATCCATAATGTATCACATTCCCCTCCGTGGTTTTCAAGAATCCCTGCTGCTCCCACACATCATATGGTACATGATCCCGGCGTACGCGCAGCCGCATGTTCTCCTCCGGTATCCAGAAATACGGCAGGATAATATATTTTTCTTCTTCTGTCCTCGGTGGGAATACCAGAACAAATGCTGTAATGTCAGTGCTGCTGGACAAATCCAGACCGCCGTAACATTCCCGGCCAATCAGTTCAACTTCATCAACCACAAAGGCACAGGCATCCCACTTCTCCATCTGCATCCACCGGGTAGACTGTTTCACCCACTGATTCAGACGGAGCTGCCGGAAAATGTTCTCCTCTGCCGGATTATCCTTTGCGCTCAGATAAGCGTTTCTAACTTTTTCTATATCAATGGTGTATCCCAGGGACGGGTTTGTCTGATACCAGACCTGCTCCGATGACCAGTCCGCACCATCCCTCGCCCCATAAATCACCGGATAGAACGTAGGGTCAATCTTTCTCCCAAGGATAATATCCTCTGCCTTCTGATGCTGTTCAAAGCACACCGATTTCCGGTCATTTCCTGCCGTTGTAATCAGGAAAAACAACGACTGTGTTCTGGCATCACCAGATCCCTTCGTCATGACATCAAACAGTTCACGGTTCGGCTGTGCATGTAATTCATCAAAAATAACAGCATGGACATTCAGACCATGTTTCGTATAGGCTTCTGCGGAAAGCACCTGGTAAAAGCTGTTGGTCGGCTTATATACCAGCCGCTTTACCGACATGATCGGCTTTATCCGTTTTTTTAATGCCGGACACTGTTCCACCATATCCACCGCTACATCAAATACGATAGACGCCTGCTGCCGGTCAGAGGCACAGCCATATACCTCTGCACCCCATTCCCCGTCTCCGCAGGTCATATAAAGAGCAACCGCCGCTGCCAGTTCCGATTTTCCATTCTTCTTCGGGATTTCCACATAAGCGGTGTTGTATTGACGGTAGCCATTATCCTTAACTGTACCGAACACCTCCCGGATAATGGTATCCTGCCAAGGCAGTAGTTCAAAGGGAACTCCCCTCCACCGGCCTTTGGTATGTTTCAGGCAATTGATAAAGTTGACCGCATGTTGCGCTTTTACCTCATCAAACATTACCGGCCACCACCTTTAAACAGGAGTAGTTCCATGGTATCGCTTTCCTTATCCTCCCCATTCTCAGAAACAATACGGCTTCTGGATGAGGGGGTAAGCCCAAACTGCTCACAGAACTTATTCATGATTTTCAGATAGGTCTGGGCAATGGAAACCTGGGGCACCTGCTGCCAATAACCGGAAGGTGTCTTTACGATGGTTCCATGCTGCGTAATAAATTCCTCTGCCTCTTTCCACCGGGCATATGCCTGACAGTACCCTGCAAAAGCCGCCATATCAATCTCCGTGAGAATGCCAAGCTGCTCCATCTGCTTTGCCATACGCTTCCATTCCTTTTTCGCTTCCTCCTCCAGCCAGACCGGACAGCGTGGAGCCTTCTTCTCCGGTTTTGGCTCCTGCGTGTTTAAACTCCGCTTTCCCGGATTCCCCTCCAGAACTTTTACCGCCGTAGGCTTTGGTTTTCTGCCGCTCTGTGCCATCTGCTCCACCCCCCTTCTGTGTTTCCGGTAAAAGAAAAGAGCCTCCGAAGAAGCTCTGATTCCTTAATTCACCAGTTTATTATGGACAGCTTTCCTCCAAAGCCCGTTTTAATATAAAGTCATCAAATCCATATTTAATATAAGCTCTCTCCAGAATCCCATAATAATTGTAACTCGGTTTATTTTGCGGGTTTCTCTCATCCATGATGTAAACCATAGCGTTGCGTTTCTCTCCATTTACAAGAACCCGCAGTTCCTTTTTATAATAAAACTTCGGACACCCTTCATAACGGTCCAGTCTCCGTTCATCTTCCCTGCTGATTTCCCAAATCAGAACCGGAACATGGCTCCCTCCCTCCGGTTCAATCGTAGCGTAGGCTCGATCCTTACCGCCTTTGAACAGCAGCCGGTGGCTTTCCATTACTGCCGTACCAACAATTCTTGCATCCGCACACCTGTAAGCCATTTGTTCCTCATCCATGTTACTTCCATAAGCAATATACAGTTTCGTCATATAGCATCTTCCTTTCCTTTTTATAGTGAGTTCTCCCTCCTGCCACCCCAAGAGCGGTCAAGCCGCCACTTGGGGGAAGGTTATGTACTTATGCCCCGTGTCTCCAGGCTGAGTTTCCATCGAGATGTTTTAAAAAATGCAGTCTGCAGGTCTTAAATTCGTCCCCAATGAGTCCAAGCCGAAGCATCCAGCACCGGAATGCGTATTTCTCGTTATCCGTGACCGTCCGTCTTGGAGATGCTGATTTCTGTGCCAGTGCCTGATGGCTGACCGCCAGGCAGAACTGGATATATGCCTTGACCTCCCCAGCGTGGGTGGTGCTGTTGAAAAGCCGGAACTCCACCGTACCTTTGGTGAAAGTGGCGTGGAGGTTCAGTCCATGGTAACGGGTAGAATTATAATGCTTATTCCGGTTGCTGTTAGGGTCTTCGGCATACCAGAGATCCTTAAGCTCTGCCATCGTCTTCGGCTTTTTCTTGTTAATAGTTTCAATCAGCTTCTCATTCACTTTCTTGCAGTAGGAAAGCCTCCTTGGGTCAATCTGCAGGGCTTTGTAAAGGATATCCTCTTTGCTTGCAATGATGTTCACCATATTCCGCAGTGTCTGCGGAGTGTACAGGCTGGCATCCACATGGATGTGAATCCCGCACTTCTCCCCAGCAAATGCCCCTTTGTGACGGAGCTTCCGGATGATTCCCTGCAAATCCGGAATATCTTCGTAGGTAAGAATGGGACTGACAATCTCTGTTTTGTAAGTATCATCCGCACTTACAATTCTCCCCTGCACCTTCTTCTTTGCCATAATGCTGGAATCGAAGGTAGCTTTCCAAATCCGGCCTTGACGGTCTGTTGCCTCATAGGTTTCGTAATAGGTTCCTGCGTAGCAGCTTTCACTCCCGAAATACTCTGCAATTACCGCTGCCGCTGTTTTCCTGGTAATCCCTGTCAGTTCAATCTCAATCCCGAATTTCTGTGTTTTCATATATTTATGCGCCTCCTGTGCTTTCTTCGTTTTTTCTGGTATCATATTGAGCAGGCTCAATATGCGTAGTCTATTAATCACTCTGAAAGCACATTTTATCCAGTTAATCCTACGCATAATGTACACAAAGATTTGGGTGGAATCTTCCCATCAATCGTGTGTTTTTACAGGTTTCTTCTATATTGATAATAAGTAGGGAAACCATGTGTTTAAGCCGCTTCCTAAGGTTCTTCCTTCTCCTCTGTAATTACGTTTTCTTCTGAAAGCAGTTGGTTTACCGAATCATTCATCAGGGAATCTCTCTCAGCTTCTTCCTGCTCTAAAACCTCCTGCTCAGCCTGTTTCCGGGCTTCTCCCCTCTGGCGACCACGTACCCTTGCCCTTTCAGTATCCTCCGGGGTGCGGAAAGCAGAATGCCCTTTTAAATTGGTAAGCATCACCTTGCGTATCTTTTTCCCCTCTACCCCGCCAAGACCCAGGCGTAAAAGCCAGATGCGCATATAATACTTCTCGTTCTCTGCAATGGTTTCTGCCGGATTCACCCGCTTGCTGCCTAAAGCGGCCGCACACATACTCGATGCTAGTTTTGCATAAGCTCCCATGTCCTCCCCATTTTCTAAAAATGGAAATGCCTCAAACACAATCTCGTCCTCTGTAAAATAAAAGCCTTTGTTCCGCTCATTCCCTTTACATGAATGGAGCAGTTCCAGGAATTCTCCTCTGCCCTCCGGCTCTGTCTCCTGCAATTTTACAAGGAACTCATCATTTACCTGGAAAGCTCTTCTCCCAACGGCTTTGTTCAAAAGGTACTGTTTGCTGTGAATCATAAAGACCAGGTTCTTCAAACTCAGTCCCGTATGCTCTCCCATAGGAATCTTAATCTCCAACCCCTCTGTCTCCTCATCCCTTTCCGCCAGTCCTCTTTCCACCAGACCGGTTAGAATCATATCCTCCAATTTCTCATCTCCGTCCGGGAGTTCCACCTCGCCGGTCCGGTTCACAATGCATTTCCCAATCTGGTATCCGCAGCTTGGGACACCCAGGTACCGGGAACTCTCCCCTGTAATTTCACAGATTGCCTTTACAACGTCTTTCCTGTTTTCCGTAATTGTTATAATTTTCTTCATAATACCTCCGTTTTTTTTGGTACTACATAAATCACTCTAAACGGGTGTAAAGTCAATGCAATTTTCCATCTTTCCAGATTATTTTTCATTCTTTCGGAAGCCATAGTTATCAACCGTTTCACGGGATTCCGGCAACATCATCGCCACCGCATAAAACACCGTGGTGATCACCTCATTCGCTTTTCAATTCCTCATATTTGATTTTCTGTCCGCTGCGGATGACAAAGACATTTTCCGCTGAACCGGTCTGCTCCACATATCGGTTGACAATTACGTCCACGAACTTCTCATCCAGTTCTGCCATATAGCAGATGCGGTTGGTCTGTTCACAGGCAATAAGCGTAGAACCGGATCCTCCAAAGGGATCGAGAACGATACAGTTGCTCATGCAGGAATTCTGGATTGGATATGCCACAAGCCCCACCGGTTTCATGGTCGGGTGATCCTTTGACTGTTTCGGCCGATCAAACTCCCATATAGTGGTCTGCTTCCGGTCGGAATACCAGTTGTGTTTCCCGCCCTTTTTCCAGCCAAACAGAACCGGCTCATGCTGCCACTGGTAAGGGCTCCTTCCAAGGACTAGGTTCTGCTTTTTCCAAATGCAGGTACCTGACAGGTAAAATCCTGCTGCCTTGAATGCGCTGCGGAAATTTAATCCTTCCGTGTCGGCATGGAATACATAGATAGATGCGTCCTGCTCCATACTCGCTTCCATATTTACAAAAGCGGCAAAGAGAAACTGGTAAAACTTTTCATCCTCCATGTGGTCATTCTGAATACTGCCTGCCGTTCCCTCATAATTTACATTGTATGGCGGATCGGTCACTACCAGGTTCGCCTTCTTCCCATCCATCAGAACATCATATGTTTCGGGCAGAGTGGAATCACCGCATACCAACCTATGCCTGCCAAGCAGCCAAACATCTCCCAGCTTTGCCACTACCGGTTTCTGCAGCTCCGCATCCACATCAAAGTCATCTTCGATGATATTTTTGTCATGGACCGTATTAAAAAGCTGTTCAATCTCCGGCGGTTCAAATCCGGTGAACGCCACATCGAAATCGGATTCCTGCAAATCCCGAATCAAGTCTGCCAGCAGTTCCTTATTCCATTCACCCGTAATTTTATTCAGGGCAATGTTGAGTGCTTTCTCCTTGATCTTGTCAATCTCTACAACGATACAGTCAATTTCCTCATACCCCAAATCGGATAAAACCGTAACCCGCTGATGACCGCCAATGATAGTCAGATCAGAATTGACAATGACTGGCTCCACATACCCAAACTCCTCAATGGAGCGTTTGATTTTCTCATATTCCTTATCCCCTGGCTTCAGCTTCTTCCTCGGATTGTAGGAAGCAGGTATCAGGTCTTTGATTTTAATTCTCCGAAATTCCATTCTCTTCTCCCCTCCAGAACCTGTCTTTGATGTAGCAGTTGTGACAGCAGTATTTCCGTTTTCGGTTTCCATAGGAAATAAACTCCCTGCCACAGTGCGCACAGGTCATTGTGTAAAATGCGGTATCCTTCTGCTCAGAAATCTCCGGGTGTACCCTCCACCATCTTCTCCGGCAGGTTTCCGAACAGAACTTCTTCGGACGCCCGGTGGCCGGCTGCTCTATTTCCTTTCCACAGTACAGACAGGCTTTGCCCAGGGAAATCTGTTCCGATACATTCTTTCCCAAAGCTGTGGCGTATCCAGCCAATCCTTTGCTCCTGCAGTAATTCCGGACAATGTCACGGGACAGCCCTGCCTCCGCGGCAATCCTCCGGTAGCCTAAACCTTTCAACCTCAGTTCGCGTATTCTGGTTTCCTGCACCTCTGTCATTTCTTTTGCACCTCCTTACAGAAAAACCGGGAAAAGCAGATAATTTCTGTCTTTTCTCGGCTTAAAAACATGGATTTCCGGTACTTTTTGGCAAAATCCCCTCCAAGCAATTCAGCGGAAATCATATGTTTATGTAAAATAAGGCACCTATTATCCTATCCCCCCTGACGGTTTCTGCGAAAATTCACGTCTTGGGGGGCGGCGGTTTCCAGGGGACGAGGTTCTGGAGATTCGGACTCCCCCTCCCTTCTTTCTTCTCTCCCACAAATTCATAACCTGAACAATAATCCCGGATAATATTTGTCTAAGTTGCACCCCAAAATCAACTGGATAATTTGTTGTTTTTGATTTAATATGGCTCTACCAAAAGAAAGAAGGAGGAAATACTTTATGAAAACTAAGCAAATGAAAGTTCTTTATGCCAGCCGTTCAAACTCCAAACGATATATTGGCGGCAATACTTATACCTGCACACCAAAGATATCTATGGAAGGAAAGTGGCTGGAGGAATTGGGATTCCATATCGGGGACGCAATCCAGGTATTCTATGAGGACAACTGCATCCGCATCGCTCCCGCCATGGTATGTGAAGAACAGGCACAGTATCAAGCAGAGCCGGATAGATGAAAAAGAAGAGATAACATCCAGAACTGAAAGTTCCCTTCTCATATCTCATTTCAAACACCCTGCCCTTTTCACCTTTTCCCGGTCCAAGATACTGCAAAAACAAAAGAACATTCAGATGAAAAGCCCTGGGAACCTCCCAAGGCTTTTCTGTGTCAGTATCTGTATTCCTGATAACGGTCTTCCGTCATCGTCTTTCTATCATGGCAATTCTTACACAGCGCCTGCCAGTTGGACTCATCCCAGAACAATTCTCCATTTCCACGGTGCGGAATAATATGATCCACTACGGTGGCTTTCACCAGCTTCCCACGTTCCCGGCACCGGACACACAGCGGGTGTTCTTTCAGATACCTGCGCCTGGCTATCCGCCATCGTCCGTTATAACCTCTCTCCGATGCTCCGGTACGCTCTGTCTTATACAGATAGCTGTGTTCTTCACAATAGGCTGACTCTGTCAGATTCGGGCATCCCGGATACCAGCAGGGCTTCTTTGGCTTTCTCGGCATCTGAATTCACTCCTTCCATATATAACGGCAGGGTGAAAGGATAAGTCCCTGCCAGTGCAAAGACATGAAAAAAAGCCTCATGGAATTAAATCCACAAGACTCCTTACATTTCTTCGCATCTTAATCATAGCACAGGATCCGGTAAACTTTCAATCAACTCATTGTCTACACTTAGTCTACCAAAAACAAAAAAAACATTTGACTTTACCTTCTTTTTATGATAATTTAATTTCCATATCAAAAAGGCAGGTAATGATCATGTATTTTATGAACCGCAAAAGAATTGAAGAAGCCGCAGATAGTTAGCGTTCTATCCCTGAAATTCATTCATGGATATGGACGCTAATCGTGTCGTGTTGTATCCATGTGGCTTATAAATACATTTTTAGAAACCACATCGGTAAAGTAACCCTTTACTCATGTGGTTTTTTTCATGATAACAGTTTACTTATTTATATTTTTGAAAGGTGGTGATACCATGGGACATAATAAAGATGTCCGTTCTGACTTTCTAAATTAGATTCAAAGCACATAATAAAGGAGATAAATGATAAGATGAAGATAGAAATCATTCAAAACAACGAAATACAAATGGCACGGATTACCGGAGCAGAACTCCTGATTACCGATACCCAAAGTGCCTTAGACTTAATGGCAACTGTACAATACGAAACCCAATGTACCAGAATCATTCTGGACAAATCATCCGTGTGCGAAGACTTTTTCAAACTCAGCACCTGCCTTGCCGGGGAGATCTTGCAAAAGTTTATAAATTACGGAATCAAAATTGCTATCGTAGGGGATTACTCCCACTATACAAGTAAACCCCTCCACGATTTCATCTATGAAAGTAATCACGGGAAAGATATCTTTTTTACAGCCACGCTGGAAGATGCAGTATCCCATCTTTCACAAGTATAGTTTTCAGCTCCTGAAACAGCAATGTCTCAGGACCTGTTTCAGTTCAGAAAATATGCTTCGGTCTGCTGCCCCCGCAGTTCATAAATCCATTTCAGTTCCTCCACGGCTTTCTTCCTGTACTTTCCAACCATGGCATGGCTTACATTATATTTTATCATTAGCTCCTGCCAGCTTGCCTGTTCTATAATCATATCCCATATAATCTCAGGCAGACGCCCGCTCAGTTGGCGAATGGCATATTCCAGGAAATCCATTTCTTCTTTAATCTGTTTATAGCGTCCCATCAAAAAATCAAACCACTCATCATCCAGCCTTTCCTTTACCTGCCTGTAAACCATGGCGGTCATTCCTGTTTTATCGGAAGTACCGCTGGTCTGTATACGCTCACCCTGTTGCTTTGAAAAACACAGGCTCTCGATAACGTCTTCATACGGGATTCCCTGAAACCTGCCCAGCTCAAATTCTAACAAGGCCAGGTTACGTTTCCATTCCCGGTATTCTTTAAAGATTCTTTCCACATCCATCCCGGATACCTCCAATCCTGACCTTTACCGCATCCACCAGTGCGGACTGCCCGATATTCTTTCTCTCTAAAGAGGCAAACACCTGCTCATCAATGGTGCCTTTCGCTATCAGATGATGAATCACCACCGTTTCTCTTTGTCCCTGTCTCCAAAGTCTGGCATTCATCTGCTGATACAGTTCTAATGACCAGGTCAGTCCGAACCAGATCAGCATAGAACCTCCTGCCTGCAAGTTCAGCCCATGCCCAGCAGATACCGGATGTATCATAGCAAGTGGTATCTCACCATTGTTCCATTTCTTTAAATCCTCCGAAGTGTCCAGTTCAACCGCCTGAAACCGTTCCTGTATCCGCTGTTTATCATGCTTATACCAGTAAGCCATCAGCACCGGCTTTCCATTTGCCGCTTCCAGTAAATCTTCCAGAACGTCCAGCTTTCGGTCATGAATATGCCGCACGTCCCCGTTTTCATCATAAACTGCTCCGTTTGCCATTTGTAACAATTTGTTAGAAAGCCCCGCCGCATTGACTGCATCCACATCCCCGCCTTCAAAAGGGAGAAGCATTTCCTTTTCCAGTTTCCGGTACAGGTCATACTCTTTCTCACTCAGATTCACCTCCACCCGGTTATAAACGCATTCCGGCATTTCCAGATAGTCCACCGCCTTCATGCTGATAGTAATGTCGGAAATCAACCCATAGATTTGTTCCTCTGCTCCTACTTTCAGCTTATAGGAATATACCATATCCCGACTCCGCTTATCCGGCAGAAAGAACCGTTCCCTGTACGCCCCGATAAACCTTCCAAGTCTCTGCCCCATGTCCAGAATGCCAATTTCCGCCCAAAGGTCAATCAGACCGTTTGGTGCAGGAGTTCCGGTCAAGCCCACAATCCGGTGTGCCTTCGCCCTTACTTTTCTAAGAGCTTTGAACCGCCTTGCCTTATTAGATTTAAAGGAGGACAGCTCATCAATGATAATCATGTCAAAATCCCAGTTGCCCTGCCCTACCAGCCACTCAACATTCTCCCGGTTAATCACATACACATTCGCCTTCCGGCTTAATGCCGCTTTCCTCGCTTTCTCCGAGCCAAGAATAGGAGAAAGCAGCAATCCATTTAAATGATCCCACTTCTCATACTCCCTCGGCCAGGTATCCCTTGCCACACGCAAAGGTGCAATTACGAGAACCCGCCTGACTTCAAAGTAATCCAACAACAGCTCCCAAAGGGCGGTCAGCGTAATTACGGTTTTCCCTAACCCCATGTCTAAAAGAAGCAGGCTCACCGGATGTCCGATGATGAATTCCTTTGCATAATCCTGATATTCATGTGGATTGTATTTCATCCAGTACACCTCCAATCATCTCAGTTCTATCTATGCAGTAAACCGTAAAGCCCAGGGCTTCCAGTTGTGTTCTCCTTTTCTCTTGCAGAGGACGCAGTTTTTTTCCGGAAGCCTTCAGCTCTACAAAAGCACATCTCCCACCCGGCAGAAGCACCAGACGGTCCGGCACCCCATCCAAACCCGGAGAGGTGAATTTCACAGCCCTGCCACCACGCTTTTTTGCCTGCCGTTGCAGGGCCATCTCTATCCGTCTTTCTTCTGCCATACTTTTCAGCCTCCCTTCCAAATGTTCTGCTGCCGATTTGCTGTTTTTACACGTATAGAACGCAAACTCGCATTTGCATACATTTTCCTCTATCCTATTTATCATTTTCCTCTATCCTATTTATCATTTCATAAATATAAGGTGGTATCAGCAACAACAGCAACATATGCCCGCTAACGCTCATCATTACTGCCTTTACGCCTGTTGCCCTTCTAACTCATTTAAGGCAGCTTTCCCGGCAACAGCAACAATTTTCTTTGTTGCCCATCTGGCTAATTGTTGCCTTTTGCTGCCGTAACATTTTCCTCCCGGCAATACCCTCTGACTACTCCATAAATCGGAAACCGGATTTTAGCATCCGATTTCCTCCAGCCATCTATATTTGCCATAATCGCTGTAATCTCATTGGCGTCCTGGCGCTTGAGGTTCGAGCGTTCTTTTCCAAAGCACTCACACCATATTTCCATATTGCACACACGCTCCCGCTTTTTCACACCTCTTTCCCGCTGTTCTCCAAACTCAGAACCATTCACATAATTCCGGCGGTCATAAAGTTCCATGCTCTCCCAGTTCTCCGGCAGCAGCTTTTCCAGGTATTCCTTCACAATGCCTTCCCGCTCATCAACCTCCATGGCAATCTGCTGCTCCTTGATTGCCATCAGTTCCACCACTTTATCCAGACACAAGGATTCCCCTGCTTTGTAATATAACAATGCCTCAGCCCAAATCTGGCGGACATCCTCCTCGGTCAGTTCCCAGGATGACTTTGCCGCATCACCGGGTGTTTTCACTGGCCAGAACCTCCGGTTACCTGCGGTATCCCGAAGATACCCGCTCTCCGCATTCGTAGTTCCAATAAAGATACACTGCCTTGGATGCGGCGTTGTCCTGAGTCCAAAGGAAGCACGGTAAATGTCAATTTGCCTGGAAAGGAACCCACGAAGTGTTTCAATCTCCGTTTTTTTCAGACCGGCCAGCTCCCCGATTTCCAGAATCCAATAGCCCTGCAGTTTTTCCGCAGCGGTCTTATCCCTGGTATCATTTAAAAGCAGAGAGTCATTGAACCATTCTCCGCTCAGCTTTGCAATCAGCGTAGACTTTCCTTTCCCCTGCGGACCGTTCAGTACCAGCATGGTGTCAAATTTACGTCCTGGATTCATCACTCTGGCTATCGCACCGCATAATGTCTTTCTGGTCACCGCACGCACATAGGCATTGTTAACCGCACCCAGGTAATCCACTAAGAGAGTATCTACCCTGGGTATTTTATCCCATTCCGGCAGGGAGCTTAAGAATTCTCTGACCGGATGATAGGATCGGTCATCCACCACCTTCGTCACAGCAATGTCATAGTTCCTGGCAGAGAAATTCCCATAGTTTAAATCTACATAGGAAACAAGCTGGGAATCATCCGCATCCCTCCAGAACTTTCCCGGATGTTCCCAAGGCACCTCCCCTCTAATCTCCATACCATCACTAAATTGGTTAAACACAATGGACTTCAGTTTTTCATCATGGTTCAAAATCAGCAGGAGATTTTTCAGGTTGTTGACAAGCACGCCCTGGCGGTTGTATTCCAGTCCCAGCCTCCAATCTTTTTCCGCAGCAAACTCTCTTTTTACTGCCTGTTCCTTTTCTTCCAGAAGTTCCAGTTTTACCTTCTCATCAGATACGGCGAACTCGCTCATAGCCTTGAAGGACGGCAGCTTACTGCTCTCCGTATCTTCATCTGCCTTTTTATCCAGTTCCCCGAATTTATGGATTCGGACCATGTCAAAGGCATTCATAAGCTGACCGCAGGCCGGATCCGTGGCATGATGGGAATAGGCGAACTTTCCATCATAGATTACAACCCCCGCCTGGGAATTTGCCGGGACATAGTCATACCTCCCCAGTATCTGGCTTGTGGTATAAATGTCTGAAAGAAAAGCTTTGATAGCATCCTCAATAGAGTACGCTCGGCAGAACGCCCCGATGGTTCCTTCCTTAGTAAGAGGATCCGCCTGCTTTTTCATTTCCCGCTGTACAATAATCTGCTGACGGCTGCTCACCGACCACTGGGAAGAATCATGCCAGTTCTCATATTTCTGCAGGACAATATCCGGATTCAGAATCTCACCTTCAATCTCCCGGAATATGAATTCTCCATCTGAGGAAGTGCTTGGCCAGTACATCAGCCGGGAAGGTTCATAGGTGGTATCATCAAATAACTCCATACCAATTTCTTCAGCCACTTTCCTTACCACTGCCTGATACTCATCCGGTGTGACATTTCTGGACAGTGGAATCACCAGCCGGAGCCTTGGCTTTTCCATGGTATGTTTGTGTGTGGAGTATAAGTAACAGTGGAAGTCATGGAACAGTTCAAGCTGGTATGCAATGTCTTTTGAAGCATAATCCATATCCAAAGTCAGCCCGGAACGGAATACAACACAGTCCTTCTTCCTCCGGCCACCTTTCAGCTTCCCAAGCACAAAACCGCCCACATCTTTAATATCATCCTGTCTTGCCTTGGACAGTTTTCGGTACTGCTCTACTGTTTCCGAGGTGCGGATAGTTGCGGCAATCCGTTTCCTGAATTCCTCCAGTTCCATCTCCACGCCATTCCACTTTTTGTCTTTTCTGGAATTCCCCACTGAAACATACAACTTCATTTTCCCAGCCTCCTCAATCTTTTTTATAAAAACTGCACTCATATCCGTCCGCCCGGAGTGGCAGAACATCTGCCCATACTGGCGGTACTGCCATAAGCCTGCACAGTTCTTCCACGGAGCCTTCACCTTCCGGTACTTCTGCTATAATCTCATCATGACAGTGCATGACAATTTCATACCCTGCTTTATCCACCCTAAGCATAGCCTCCGCCAATAAATCTCTGGCTGTTCCCTGCACAATGTTCTCAACCAGTTTCGGCCCATAGGTTTCTATCAGGCACCATTTCTTGTTCTCTCCGATTCCCTCATAGGTCAGTCCTCTCCGGTCAAACTGATTCATCTCCATTCTTGGCTTCACATAGGACAGCTTCCTGCCCGAAGGAAGAATCACAAAAAGAATCCCGCTACGGTATTCAAATACAATTCTTCCTGCCTGCGTCCTCTTTTTCTCGGTGACTGCCTGGATTGCAGCCTTATCCACCTCCCACCAGAATTGCGTGATATTTGGATTGGCTTTTCTCCAGGTTGAAACCAGGGATGAAAGTTCTTCTTCTTTAATTCCCATGTCCATCGCTCCCATGGAAATGAGTGCACCTGCGGCTCCTCCGTACCCAAGTGCCAGCTCTGAAATTTTCCCTTTCTGCCTCAATGGGGAACCTTTCGTAACCTCTTCTATCGGCACATGAAACATAGCGGAAGCGGATGCCTCGTAAATCTTGCCATGTGTGGCAAACACCTCCATCCTCCACTGCTCCCCGGACAGCCATGCCAGCACCCTGGCTTCAATAGCAGAAAAGTCCGCAACCAGATACCGGCAGCCCTCCATTGGAATAAAAGCAGTGCGGATAAGTTCTGACAGCACATTTGGTATAGACTCATATAAGAGCTCCACTTCCTCAAACCGCCCGTTCTTCACCAGCTTCCTTGCAAGCTCCAAATCAGGAAGATGGTTCTGAGGGAGATTCTGTACCTGTACCAACCTCCCAGCCCAACGGCCGGTACGGTTCGCACCGTAAAACTGCAGTAAACCATGTACCCTGCCGTCCGAACATACGCTGCGCTCGATAGCTTCATACTTTTTCACGGAGGTCTTTGCCATCAGAAGCCGTAGTTTCAGCAATTCCTGCACTTCACCTTCGGATTCCCTGATCAGTTCCCTGACCGCCTTTTTCGCCAGGCTTTCCACCTCCACTCCCTGCTCATTCAGCCATTCCTTCATCTGTGCAACGGAATTGGGATTTGCCATTCCAGTCAACTCATATGCCCGTTTTGTCACAATCTCCTTATGGATCAAATCCCCGGATACCGCCTGCCCTACCAGTTCCTTATCCACCAGAACGCCCCGGTCATTGATTTTCTGGTCCAGGAGGTAAAGTTCCATTTCACGCTCAGGAACGGGGAATTTTTTCAGCTTCTTCCGGATCGCATATTCTACATCCACGTCCCGGATACAGTAAGTTTTGAATAATTCCCACTTCTCCGGTGCATGGACCAGAAGATTTCTAGTTCTTTCCCCATTACTTTTCGTTGGCTTGCAGGGAACGCAGAAATAGCGGATTAGATCCTTGCCCTCTTTCAGCTTCTGCCTTTCCAGCCCCAGTAACGCCCCAACGTCCTCTAACGACCGGGGAAGGGCAAGCAGTGCCGCCTGAACCGCGCTGCAGTGCCAGGATTCCGGTGACAGACGGACACCGAAATATTTACTCAGACAAATCCGCTCAAAGTTGGCATTAAAAGCAGTTTTTACTACAGCAGCATTAAACACCGCTTCCTTTACTTTCTCCGGCAACTCCTCCCCCTGAGCCAAATCTACAATCCTGGTGTCTTCGTCATCAAATTTATAAGCAAACAAAAGGACTTCAAAAGCAGGGCTGTCCGCATACGCATAAGCTCCGCATTTTATCAAGTCCACATCGGAATAAGTCTCTATATCAATCGCCAGTATCCGTTTCATCTGCATCACGCCCTTTCCTGCTTCTCCCTATGTAACCGGGCGGATACTCCGTCCACCCAGTACCATTTATCCAAGAAAATCTTCCTCTTCCACCGCTTCAAAGTCATCTTCTGCATTCGTTCTGCCGCCAAGAGGTTCCCCGTCCTTTAACTTCTGGATATTCCCAAGCCCTGCGGCAATGCCTCGGTTTCCATTATTGTTGAATCCATAGAAGTTGACGGAAATCCTGCCGTAACAGCCAGAGTACACCTCGGACTGATCCAGGAATGGCTGCACGTTCTTATCCACCACCTGGGGAGCCTGTCTGGAATTGGCATTGAAGAAATAGCTGTCCGCATAAGCTTCATCCTCAGGACGGTCGATGTCACCGTCACGCAAAGGCAGTTTCAAATTGGCAGGAATCTTCCCTCCCCACTTGGAAAGGGAATCCTTCTTCGCCTGTTCAATGGCTGCCTTAATCTTCTCAATGGTTTCCGTATCTGATTTCGGAATAATGGCTGATACGGAATACTTCGGTTCCCCGCCATCTACTGCATTCGCCTCCCAGCAATGCAGATAAGAAAATCTGCAAGGTACAATTACTTTTGTGATTGGTGCATTTTTATTCTCAATATTCATATTGTTTACTCCTCCTTAAAGTCCGCTTCTGCAGCTGCTGTTTCCACCGGCTGTCTTTTGTCCGACTCCGGTGCCAGTGTAATCTTGCCCTGTGGCTTATACACAAATTTTCCAAGTATCTGGGCAAACTTCTTTTTCCCCATCAGCTTTTCCATCTCCGTAATACCAATGAGTGCCTGTTTATAAATATCTGTATACCCGGCTGCCTTTGCAGCTTCCGCTGCTTCCTCTTCACTGCTGTACTTCCGGTTGCTCCTGCCCTCCACCAGTTTGAAACCATTCCAGTGTTTACCATGGGTGATTGCCGCATCCTGGGCATAGGCATAGATATCTGCCGACCATTTGGCAAGCTCATCCGCTTTTTTCAGTACCTCTGCAATTTCTTCATCGGATAGCAGGGCTGGCTGGCGAAATTCCATTTTCGCCAGTTCCAGGAAGCTCTCCGTCCTGACTCTGCACTGATTCCTGGCTTTGCAGAACCGACACCAGGAACCGGATACAAATTCACCCTGTCCTTTATTCGCCAATGCTGCTCTTGGAATCAGGTATTCTTCTGCCCATTTTCTTAAACCTGCCACCGTGATCTCCCAGATACTCACAGATTCCAAACGGGGCTGATGAATGGTAAGGCTGACTCTTTCAATATCATAAATCACATCGAAAAGCTCCAATGCCCCCAACGCATACAGCATCATTTGTGGATTTTCCTCCGCTTCCACAGCAATGCCTTTCCCATACTTCAAATCAATGATGAACAAGGTTTCGTCTGCCACAATCACTAAATCTCCGGTACCAAACCCTTCTGGTACATACTGGGAAAAGTCCAGATGCTGTTCAATGAGAATGACCGGATCCTTGCAGGACTGTTTCGCCTTTTCAATCTGTTCCATGGCAAAGGAAACATATTCATCTGTACAATCTTCCATCTCATCACAGTCATAATCGGATACCGGACGCCTAGAACGCTTCTTAAGCATACGTTTCAGCTTATGCTCCGCCAGGGCGTGGGCAGCGGTTCCTTCTTCTGCATAAATACTTCCTCCGTCCGCTGGGAACTGCTGCTCCAGCCTTGCAGACGGAGTACAGTTCAGCCATCGCCTGGAAGAAGATGCGGATAACAATGCATGCCGCTCCATTACAATTTCTCTGCATCGGCAAACAGTGCCGAATAATCTTTCTCTTCTACGGCTGACAGCTTCACAGCACCATATTTTTTCAGAAGTTCTTTAATCTGTACCGTCTTTCCGTCCTGGGATTTCTCCGCCAATACTGCCCGGATCTGCTCTACGGTCACTTTCTTTTCCTGGGCATTTGCTTTTGCAATATCTGCCTGCTTCTTCTGCATTGTATCCTCTGCTCTATCTGTACATGGATTTACCATCTCTGTCTGCCCGGCAAGGCTCCGTAGGCTCTCCGCTACCATGGAGAATCCTTCTGCCATCTTCAATAATTCACTGCTCATCTAACATTCCTCCATCTCTTCCAATCGTTCCATTAATTCCTCAGAGAACATGGTACACAGCAATAATTCCTCTCCGATTTCTCTAGCATCAAAGTATTTTGCCCGGCTGCCATATTCCAGGCAGGCTTTCTCTATCAGACCGCGTTTTTCCTTATCTTTTTCATTTCCAAATACCCATATTTCGTTCACCTGTTTTGCCAACCTCAAAGTCAGCAAATGTTCCACCGCAGTTCCAAGCTCATCCATGAAAATGTTATGGAAATTCAAATAAGAGCTGATAGGCAGGGCTCCCTTATGGGCGGCAAAACGGCAATATTCCAAAGCCCTGGCCCGGTCATTTTCCTCATTCCCCGTTATCTTCGTTACAATCATTACCAGTTTCATCCGGCATTCCTCCTTCCTGTATTTCTTTGAACCAGACCGGGATCCCATGCTCTATTGCAAACTTCACTTCCTGCGCCATGCCATCCGTTGTCTTTCCATATACCCAGACTTCATCACACTCCTGCATCAGTTCCAGTCCCATGGAAATCCCATCCATGCGCTCTTTGAGACTATCCTCATTCAGAAATTGCGGAAAAATAAGATGCGGGGCAATCGGTAGACAACCTTCCCCATATGCCTTTCTGCAGTACCTTGCAGCTTTTTCGCTGTTTCCTTTTTCATCTCCACGAAAAGGGCTGCATATAAAAATCTTTTTCATCTTTTCCTGTTATCCTTTCCGCACATGGCCGATGATTTCTTTTTTTCTGAAAGGAACGACAGGAATCCTTTTTTGGTTCTCTCATTCGTCACCATAATTCTTGAACAATCCTCTCCACTTACAATAATCCGCACTGTCCTCATGGTTAAAAACCACCTTTCCTTTTGAGACATTTTCAAAGCCTCTATCTTATAGCCACGGGAAAATGGATTTTTAAACTAATCCCAAAGTTTTTTTATCTTATCCGGGATTTTCTTCAGTCTCTTGGATACAGCCATTGCCGAAATACCTAATTCTTTTCCGATTTCTACCATAGTTTTATCCTCGAAATAATATTTCTTAACAATTATGGAATCCTTACAATCCAGTTCCTGAATGGCCCGGTGCAGCCTTTCCTTCTCATCGGAATGAATTATGATTTGTTCTACATCCGCCCTATTGTCAGCAAACTGCATTGGACGATACCCATCAAGGTTTTCCTGCATGAATTCCAGAGAATTATGCCGTCTCGTTTCGGCACGGTTCCTCCTGGACTGCATTTTCTCCATTTCGATGATAACTTCACCAATATTGTCATCCACTTCTATTTCCAACCTCTCTCCGTTAATAAACTCATAATTGATTCTCATACTGCTCCTTTCTTTACCCGTGAGTAAAGCGGAACAGCAGGAATAAAAAAACAGGCAAAAAAATAGCCGGAGAAAGCTGGTATTCCGCTTTACTCCGGCTATTTGGTGTCGCGCTTATGCGGACCCTTTGCTCGGTAGATTTCTTTTAATATGTTACTAATTCTTCTTTCATTTTCTCTTTCTGGCTACTGCAAATCCTGTAACGGACCTGTATGATATTCCTGCAATGGGGACATTTCAGTTCTACCAATATATCCCCTTTTGCAGATGAGCATATATCAAATGCCCGCTTCCGGCATATAGGGCAGTTCATTTTCTCCTTCATCCTGGTATAGCTCCTTTCCTGTCAATGAGTTAGTTGACATATGGTACAAAAAAAATAAGTCGTCTAATAATGTCAACTATGTACTTGACACGCTCCCTTTAAAATTAGCACTCTGTCATTCACAGAGTGCCTGGCATCTGCCGGAATATGTTAAGCTGTCTTTTCATCATGAGTATTTGCATTCTTGCCTGCATATTGGGTGAATCCCAACTGGGATAACCGGATACTGGCAGAAATGGGTGATACCTGAAATATCCCTGAAAGTTTCTCTGCTAAATCTGATTCATTAAAATAAGGGGTGGCAGTTAAGTCTGTAACTGCATTGATAAACGATGTTTTTGGCATTAATATAGCGGCACTGAAATATTTTGCATGATGTTCCAGCCAGTCTATATCAGTAACCAGCCTTTTCTTCCCGATTATCTCCAATCCACCCTCAATATCCGTTTTTTTACATCCTACGATTCCTGATGCTGATATTTTTTTCTGGTTATTTCTGCTTTTGGCATATGCATAAAAGTCCGAATGAAATACCCAGTGGCCGCATTCATGTCCTATCGTGGAGCGGAGCCGGTACTCCTTCCAGTCTTCCAACACTGTATTGTCGATGAGCATGGTACCTCTCTTTGCATACAGATAATCCGCACATTTTTCTTCCGGAAGATAAATAGGGACCCTTTCTATCTCCTGGAATACCATCCTGCCTAAAATCAGTCCGCAATTAGAAAGGTATGTATAATCCAAGGTCAAGTCCAGATAAAATTCTGCAAATTCTTCCATGTTTACTGGCTGTGGGGTCTTTAATAAGGAAGGATTATAATCTTTTAAAAATTCTTCTGCATGAGCATCGATCTCTTGATTACACATGATGGGAACACCATTTCTTTTTTTCCTTAACTTTGGCTGGTACATAATCGGTTCACCCTTTCCTTGCCTTTAATTCATTCAGCAGGACCTGCCACTCTTTTTCCCCTGCACCAGTTTCCATCGACAGCCGCAATGCCTCTATCACATAAGAATTGCAGAGCATATAATCTGCACAGTCCTGGGGTGTTGTAATGTCATTAGATGACCGCGATTCTGCTGCCATATCATAAAGCGTGTGGGTTTCCTCATCATCCAGCATTAAAAAATATGCCAGTGATTTCAGTCTCTCTGACGTAAAGGTGCTGCTTCTTCCTTTCTCAACCTCACTATAGAACTGTGGCGATACTTTTATGGCTTTCGCCGTTTCCCGTAGAGATTTTCCTTTGCTTTTTCTAAGTGTCTCCACGTATTTTCCAAATCTTAATCTATGGTCTGTATTCATAGCTTTCTCCCTATAAAGAATTTTATATGGTAAGCATTGCCATGAATGCAAACATCTATTCGTCAACTTGTTAATTGACAAAAATATTTTTTGTTGGTATTAGTATTTTGAATTTTATAGACAAAGTCAGATTTAAAAATCCCCTGCTGTCTGCTAAAAGCTGACAGTGGGGATATATGGTTTGAATTAGAATTGTTACTTTGCAGAAATTCAAGACAGAATTCCGCATTTTAAAGCATACTGGCACATCTGCTCTTCTTCGGTGTAGGTTTCATCATATTTACTCTTAATCTTCCCTACTTTGATATCTTCCATTAAGTCTTCCAGGAATTTCTTAAAATCCAGGTTACTATCGACCAGACGGTTAATGGTATCCCAGTCAAGGGATTCCTTTTCCTTTGCGGAGAATAGGATTTCACTTTGCATGAAATGCTCCGCATCCAACCGTATTACTCCAATCCCGAATGCATTGTTTAAACGGCGCATTTCATCCATTAATTCCGGATTTTCTGTAATATGTAATGCCACCAGATAGCCTTCATGGGCCCAACTGGAATTGGATACTGCCTGGAAATAATACTCTCGGAGGTTGGCAAGATTGATGTTGATTTTCATTTCAAAAGAATACAACTTATAAGGATTCACTTTTAAAATATCGAATAGCTTAAGGGTATTTGGTGTATAAGATTCAAAAGGAAAATGTACCCCTACAAGATCCGGGTGCAGCCATTTGTTCTTTCCGCTCTTTTCACGCTTAGAAACTTCATGGTAAATGGTTTTTGTGGAGCATTTAAAATGTTCATCGGAATTAACAAAACTGGAAAGCAGGATGTGTAAGTCCCGTTCTGCAAATTTAAGTCTCTTTGCTGTCCGTTCCTGCCTGTCCTCATACTCCTGTAATCCTGCCGTTTGACCTTTCAGGAAGAACTTTGCCGGGCGTTTACTTACCTGTTTAAATATCGTATCCTGGTTATTCTTGATATCTACATAGATTCTGGCTGACAAGGTACGGATAGGGGTCTTGCCGGAGGAAGAAAGTTTCTCCAATAAGCCATATCTGCCCGCCGCTTCCCACATTTCCTCTACTGACAGTGATATATTTTCGTGTTCTAATACTTCTTTTGCTAGATCTAAAAAGCTATAACCCATAAATTAATTACCCCTTTCGTATTTCATTATTAATCTATAATTGGAAATATCATGTTTTTGGAAATATTGAGAGAATCCTCGATAAGAATATGAGCTGATTAAAAGTACTTTTATTTTATATCAAAGACCTACTAAATTCAAGAGTCTTTTCCAAAAAATAAGGGCAAACTTGATTTTAAAAGGGTTCTGGCCTTTTCCTCCATTTTTGCCGAATACAAATGGTATCTTCAATATTTCAAGTAGTATTTTCGCTCTTTCCTCTTCTAATGTAATATCTATTTTCTTAACGTCTCGCTTTTAACAATCAATTCTTATTATAGTATAGCACCAAATCAATATCTCCCATTACCTTTTTTATTTCTGTTTTTTTGCAGATAAAATAAATAAGTATTTTTGCGTTGTAAAATGTAGAAAACTCAAATCTTCTTTGTTATAATAAAAGGTATAGAACAGGATTGTGAGGTGATGTAATGTCTGATATATATGTGTTAAAAGAATATTATATGCAATATCTCGAAAAAATCCGTGGTAACTCCTCATCAACAATTACACATTATTTAAGTGCTCTAGATGTTATATCTTCATATTTAATCCAAAAACAAAAAATCAGAACTACTATTTATGAAATTACGGACTTAAATAACTTACAGATAATCAAAGAAGACTTATATCACGATCCGGTTTTTGTAGATAAAGATGAACGTGGTCATCGAATGTATAGTGCAGGGCTAAATAATTATTGTCGTTTTGCATCCGGTGAAAATTTTGTCTCAATCCAAGCCCTTATTCCTCTCATGGATATTGTTGTTCCCCGAAACGAACAGACATTACATACCATTGAAGAATTCAAACGTTCAGCCATATTAAAAAATCAGACGATTGAATCAGTCGGATACTTATGCGAGATTAATACACAGCACCAGACTTTCATCTCAGCAAATACTAATCACCCCTTTATGGAGGGGCATCATGCGATACCTATGAAAATGCAAAGCCAATTCGAAAACAGCCTTGATGTATATGCAAATATTGTTTGTTTATGCCCAATATGTCATAGACAACTACATTATGGATTATGTGAAGATAAAGAAGAAATGCTCAAAAAAATCTACTTTTCACGCTCTGAACGATTGTGTCATAGTGGTTTAAAAATTAGTCAGCGTGAATTTATCGACCTCGCTATATGATTATTTTTTGAATACATTAAGATTTGCTCTCGAGATAGCTTTTGCTAAAAAGTATGAACAATATTGAATGCCCCATACTTTTTAGCAAAACCCTTTTTGGTACTACTAGGTATTACCCCATCATCTTACATGATTATAATGGTGAAATTCTACCCCGTCTATTACATTAATCCGCAATATTCTCGGTATCAAAACTCCATTTTATAGATGTAATCATCCAGAATAAATAAATCACTATTAAACAGTTTGTCTTCCTAAATGTTTTTATATCGCTTAGACCATGCGCAATATTATTCCTCAGATTTTTACCCAACTGCTCAACCATAACAAATTCAATCATAAATAACAAGTCTACATCAATCGTTTCCTTAACGAAATCCTGTCTTAGAAAATCATTAAAGTTTTGTTCATACTGAAGTCCATTGTTTTTTAAAGAAGTAGTCGGAAACCCTCCCCATTCAAAAAAAGTTCTGAAATAACTTTCAAATTGTGGGACTAGTATATGTAATGCTGATACATAATCTTCTGCAAACAATCTATCTATTCCTACAGAAATGAGCTCTGCCTGTGTCTCACCCATATATTCCGAATGGCATATCCTTGTAGTGACCATTTGAGCTGTTACCCCTTCAGCAATCATTTTATTCCAAATAAAATTTACAATTGTCGAGAAAGTCACTTCTAGCTCAATGCCATAATTTTGAAATGAAATATGTTTTACAACATCATCAGTATTTTGTGTTGAAAATACTTTCCTATTACCTTCAATATGCCCAAAATTAACCAGCATATATAACGGATTTTTAGCTTGCTCAACAGCCTTAAGTACAATTTTCTCTTTATCAATAATAAAATCACTACTATGACTTACAGTAGCCAATGTAATATCAGCACTATCTTTAAAGAAATCCTTTGTTTCTTCTTCCAATTGTTCAAGAGGAATTGATTGCGTAGTCGAAATAGTTTTAAATTCATTAGAACAGGCTGCTTCTTTAAAAGCATTTTTTATTTTCACTTTGAGATGATATACCTTTTCTCTTTCACCAATATTTGCGTAATGCCACGCTGCCATTTGATAAAACTCAGCTTTAGCCAAATTTGTACTGTCATCTTTTTCAGCGTTCAATTCATATGACTCTCCAATTTTCAACAACACGGCATTAATTTTTTCGTTCCTTTTTAATATTTTAAGCCAATCCATGTAATTAGGACAACAGTTTCTGTAAAGCTGATATTCTTTAGTCTGAAAATAATAATTAGACATTTCTTCTAATTTGCTTACAAATTTGCTTTTAGTCAGTTCTTTTATTATTTCTTTTTTACTTTTCATAATATCACCTACAATTATGCGTGATATTGATAGCAATTCAAGATAATTTTCCTGTGTATACTCCCTTGAGATTATTTCATCTGCAACACCATCTAATTTCTGAATTATGTCTGTATTTGAAAAAGATAAACTTAATTCAAGCAATCGAGAAAAGCTAACTATACATTCATGTCCAAGCGGAATATTTTTCAGTTGTTCACACAACAATTGACATATTTTGAATGCGTATTTGTATTTCTGATTTTTTTCGCAATATTGAAAACAATAATTTGCATATCTTAACTTAACTATAGCGTTTGTAACTGCTTCCAATCTGTGATTATAAAATATTATTCGTTCTTCCTCAAAATTGTCTATATCTGGTATTTTTGTCCCATTAGTATAAATCGCCTGTGGGAATAAAAATTGTTGTCCCCCATCTCTTTGTTCTAAAGGAATCTCGCAACATATAAATAATTGTCCGTCCCACATCAATAATCGCTTTATATCATTATCAAGATCATCTGAAATAAGTTCAGATAACTTTTTTTGAATATCATCTAATGATTTATCTTCATCATCTAAAATCTTTGTTTCCGCAATAAATGCGTCATATTCCTTGTACTTCATATTCACTACAGCCCTCTCTCTTTTGCCAAAACGTTCATTTTACTTACCCCACCCAGGTAAGAGGAAACATATTTCAGTACAATCTAACATAAAAGTACACCTTCATATCACCTTCAAAACCCCGAAACCCTTTGATTTACTGCAGTTTCCGTGTCAGCAAACAAACGGTCTCAACGTTTGCTGTAGAAGGAAACATATCCACACAACAAACCTTCTCCACCTTATACCCTCTCTCCTGAAGCACAACAAGATCCCTCACAAGACTAGTCGGTTTACAAGATACATACACCAATTTATCCACACCAAAATCAATAATCTTCACCAACGCCTTAGGATGTATCCCATCTCGAGGCGGATCCAAAATAATCAGGTCTGGCTTATCCTGAATCTCATCGATAACCTTTAATACATCCCCAGCAATAAATTCACAGTTTTCAAGACCATTGCGCTTCGCATTCTCTTTTGCTGCTTCCACGGCCTCCTCAACAATCTCCACACCAACAACCTTCTTAGCAACAGGTGCAATGATCTGTGCAATCGTACCAGTTCCACTATATAAGTCAAACACAACCTTATCCTTCGTCTCCCCAACATAACCTCTTGTTGCTTCATACAAAACTTCTGCCCCAAGTGAATTGGTCTGGAAAAATGAAAACGGAGAGATCTTAAAGGTAAGATCCAAAAGTTCCTCAAAAAAGAAGTCCTGGCCGTATAAGATATCTGTACGGTCATTCTTCACCACATCAGCCAGGCTATCATTAAACGTATGAAGGATTCCGACAATCGTACCATTTAAAGATAAGCCCAATAAAATATCAGTTAAAGGCTTTAAATCCTTATCTTCCTGACTAGTCGTAACCAAATCAATTAAAATCTCACCCGTTTTAATCGCTCGACGTACCAGAAGATGGCGCAGATAGCCAGTATGCTGCATCTTCTTATAAAATCCAGTTCCTTCTGCTTCAAAATACCCCTTTACTGCCTTTAAGATATCCGTAAAATCAGAATTCACAATCTTGCAATCCCCCGTTGTCACGACATCATAAAAGCTTCCTCTTTTATGCATACCAAGAGCCAATGGACCGTCCTTAAACTCATCCCCAAAAGAAAATTCCATCTTATTGCGGTATCCATCTTCCATAGGACTTCCTTTGATTCCTTCAAATTCATAATCTTCACATACGCTATCAATTAAATCTTTAACTTGCTTTTCTTTAATTTTAAGCTGCTCTTCATAAGGCAAAGTCTGATACGTACAACCACCGCAGATGCCATAATGAGGACATGGATTCTCTGCTGTTTCAAGCTCTGATGGTTCTAGTATTTCAAGAATCCTACCTTCTAACCGACCTGCCCGTTTTTTATTAATGGTAACACGTACCTTTTGTCCTGGCAGTG